ACTGTTCACAGAAGATTTCTTTTGCACCTAAAGCAATATCCATATGCTCCTTCTGTGTACCATTTGCAGAACGCAAATCGATATAATGGATCCATGATCTTACTGAGCCCGTCATGTAAATTTTTGTCCCTACGGCGAGTGGAAGCACAAAACGAGCACACTCCTTTGCGATTCCGTACTCAAGCATCTCCTTGTATAGTTTCATCCCTTCTTGGAAATGATTTTCCATTTTGACTTGAAATTCTTGATTAACAAATGGATCAATATCGTCAATAGAGTTTTGACGATTCTTTGTATCTTGCCTTCTAAGTTCTGGTAAGGGAATCCTCTCACTGAGTAGGGAGGAATCAGCATAGCGTTGTGAAAATTCTTGATATGTGAAACTACGGTGCCTCAGGATCTGAGCTGCGATTCCTCTGGTAGTGTTAATCTCCAAAGTCATAAATGCCTGCTCAAAGATACTCCAGTGCTGATGCTTCACACAATACTTCAACAGTCCAGAGAACTTTTCATTTTCCTGATTGGCAGGGTTACTCACACGAGCACAGTATGCCATGTGTTTTTCAGCGTCAGGGGTGACGCTAATAAGTTTAATCGGGGTATCCATCATCATCATTAAAAACTTCGTCGTAATCTGTTATGTAATAATTAGCAGGATCGTCAAAGTTCTCCTGCTTTGTTGTATACGCATCAACATCAGAGTATACCTCAGATTCTAATGCCTCAACAAGAAGTTTAAGATTCCTCACTATCAACTTTAGTTTATCTTTTTCCATAAAAAATGGGAGGTTACCCTCCCAGTCTAACACTATTCAGTTTGTTTGACAATCACTTACTATAAGTGTGTCCACGATAGCAGAAGGTGCCATGAGACTCTTTAGACTCTACACAACGAGTATCATACTCTACACCACGGTAGGAGGTGTGGGCAATCTGTGCGTTGTGAAGTGCAGCAGCCTTTTCAATCTGCTTTTTGATCAGTGTAAGGGTGTTCATAGTAGGTCTCCTAAAAGAAAGGGTGGTTTAATCCCCGTTCCTTCAGTCGTTTGCGTCCCATGGACAATCAGGAGTTGCCTCCATAATTGTATCAACAAGTTCCAACTTAATAAGGTTACTCATATCTTCCTTCTGTTTAATCCTGAGCATAATTGCATCAGCATCTTCACAAAGGAGACTAGAATATAAAAGGAAATCAATCATGGGATGAACGCTCCGTTCCGCGACTTACTTGCGTCCCTTTCGGGATGAACGACAGGTCTATTATAGACCTCATGCTTTATTTAGTCAAGCACTTTTGTATAACGTGCTACAAAAACATACCTTTAGAGGACATATATTGTAGAGTTTCCTTAAGACTACCACGATGATCAAGTCCGATGGAAATCTGTGGGTACTCAGCATTACTACCAAACTCTGCACGAAATTGTTTATCAGTAAAGTCGCTACCAAGAAGAAATACTCTTGGGTTTAAAGTATCATTGAATTGAACACTTCTAAGGAGACTCTCTGCCCTCTCACACTCTTGACTACCGTTAGAATAAATTAGTGGTTGCATTTTACTTCGTGGTCATACTCGATTACAATTTTTCTATGTTGTGTCTTAAGGTCACTACACTCATAATATGTTGCCTTTCCATTCAACAAAGACTCTAAATCAGAAACTAAATTCTTAACAGCAACTTTTTTATTTTCCTCTCGCCACTCTTCACTTCTCCAATCCTCAGACATCAGGTCTACCTCCAATCTCATCCCACATTTCTTGAACCATATCTTTTGGTTCTACTGTTCGTTTGTGCATGTCTGGATCCTTCCACTTTTTCCATTTATCAATAGCTTCTTGAGTAGGAACTTCAATCCGTACTCTATCACCATTACGCTCAAATTCTTCATTCATATCAATGTATGTTTGAGGAGTAATTTCAATCACGTTGCCTCCAGTCATCAGTTTTTTCTTGGTGAAACCATTCTGCTATATCATCTGTATTTTGGAATCCTTTCTTATGATTAGATGGGTCAGGATCCCCCAGTCCCATCTGTATCATAAAATCATCTAATCCGCCCTCCTGAATATCAGGATTAGCAGCAGTCCTTCTTGCTTTTCTTAGAATTTCAGCAGCAGATGCGTTTGCTTTTGCTAGTTTATTAGCCCAAATCATATCATTTAAAGATACGTCCTCACCAAGAACTATCTTTTCGCAGATTGCTTCAAGTCGCAACCTATATTGGGTAGAAAGCATACGCGGAACACTCCTGCTAGTGTATTTATTCTATTGCCTCTGTGTCAATACCAAATTTATCAACCAGTTTGTCGAGTTGAGTTTCTTGACCAGAAAGTTTTTCTAGTTCATACATAGAGGACTTCTGATATTTCTTCAGTTTTTTATACTCTCTAATAATTTTTTGAACCTCTTTCCCATTAATGTTTAGGGTAAACTCTCTATCCTTTCCAGGTTTAGCAAACCCCTTAAAACCATCACTCATTTTCTTTTCTTTTCCTTCTTTGGTTTTTGTCCCCAAAGTTTAGGACTTATTGTTCCATATCCAAAATCAATTTTTTGAACTGCATTCTTTCCATACTTATCATAGTACATGTCAAAAAGTTGAGAGGTCTTACTACATCTCGTAAGATCAACATGTGTTGTATCATCAACGACATACCAAATAAGTCTTGCATCTGTGGGGAAAGACTTATCGTTTGCTGCTTCTACGGTGGTTTTTTCCAGAAGGATCTGACAACTGTAGTCAGAGGGATTTATTTTACTTTCCTCGGATCCAAACTCTGCCATTTCCTTCTCTTGTGGTTCTACTACAGCACTACTCATGAGCGTCCTCCCCAGTTGATATCAGGATAAGCTTCTTTCACTACTTCATATGTAAGTTTATATTTAGTTTGCAATGCTTTGTCTTTTACGAGACAGAGAATTGCTGCTTCTTCGGGGTGCAAACCCTCAAGCATTTGAATGAACATAGTCTCTCTACGAAGAGAACTAAGACTGTCATTACCACCCTTAACGAAATTAAAAAGATGCTTATACTCCTTACGTAGAGAAGTATGATCTGTTCCAACAGGAACCTCGTTTGGATTATAAGGAACTTCACCAGGGGGGACAACTGAGATTACAGTGTCATCAAAATTCCAGATAAAGAGACTCTTCAGTGCTGGATTAGTATACTCCTGAAGAATCTCTACTTTTTTTGCCTTACTCCTCTGCTTACTAGCAAGTTCAAGGATCTCATGAATAAAAGGATTAGGCGGAAGTTTTGCTTTCTCCTTAGTCAGTGTCTTCTTCGTCGATGTCATAGTGATTTTCAAATCGTACTGCTAAAATTTCGTCAGGTAAAATGTTGCCATTTTCATCAAACATCTCTGGGTGTGTGTAAACAGGTTGTGTTTGATATTGATGTTCCTTTGCTAACCATCCTACCACACCTCCTACAAAAAAGAACATGATAGAAACTAATGTTCCAATCGTCAGGGTTACTGCTAACATCTTAATGTCCTCCAGAGACTATTTCTTTCTGATGTCCAGATAAAAGTTAAGATGAAATACAATCTCTCTGCGGAAAAGAGATACCATCTTACCAAATCTTATCTGAAAGGTTTTAGGTGGGTCTGGTTTTCTTCTCCTATTACGTAGTAACAACTCTACCCCACGGTTTATGTGGGTTTCAGGATTATTTAGTTTTTTTTCTTCGCCCAGGTCTTCGGTCATAACTATACCTCTCTGCATCCTGTAAGATACTATTCAAATAATCTTTTATTTTTCTCGCTTGAGGTTTAGGTATGTGACCATAACCTTCACGAAGTTGTTTGTGCTCACTGTCGGCACCGCCTTTGATATATTCTTCAAGTTCAGTGATGATACTATTGATTTCAATAATTATGTAACTATCATTAAAAGAATCTATTTCATTTTTTTTAATTTTGTTTTCTTTTAGATAGTCATAAAATTTTAAATTTAATTGTCCCTCAAAGGCATTATCGATAGCATGTTCAATAAGATCATAGATGTCGATGAGGTTTTGTTCCATTAGACCAGATTTTGCTCCCGCAGATACTGTACAGTTTCGGTACATCCACCAATTAATGTTTCATCTTTGACAACTCTAGGGAAGGTAGAACCTTGCCCAAACTTATCATAGAATTCATCACGGGTATAGTCCCTGTCAAGTTTATATATCACATGCTTAATTTCAGCAAGTTCAAGCACCTGCTGAACTTTGACACAATAAGGACATCCGTCCTTTGAATATACTGTAAACATTACTGTTGAACCTCTTTCCAATCATTGTCAAAAATTTCTAAACCTTTATCAGTAAGTATATGATCATACATCTGATCAAATACTTTAGGTGGCATAGTGCAGATTTGAGCACCATTGTACCATGAACGAACTGCACGTTGAACAGAACGAATAGATGCGGATAGGACTTGCGTTCTGACTCCATGGATTTGATAAAGACCTGTAATGGAACGAACAACCTCCAGACCCGCCACTGACTGGTCATCCAAGCGTCCTACAAAGGGAGAAACGTATGTTGCCCCTGCCTTCGCTGCTAGGACTGCCTGAGCGGCACAAAAGATCAATGTGACGTTGACATTGATGTTCTGATCGGATAGAGATTTGCAGACTGCAAGACCTTCCCGTGTGCAGGGTACTTTGATGGTGGCAACATCACCAAACTTTTCGTAAAGACGTTTGCCTTCACGATACATTTGACCTTCATCACCAACGACTTCCATGCTAATGTCACTGACACCAATGTCTTTAATTTCTTGATAGACATCCTCAGGATTTCTACCACTCTTCATAATCAAAGTGGGATTGGTAGTGACACCATCCACCAAACCCGTTTTAAAATATTCATTAATAATCTCTGTGTCAGCAGTATCAAGAAAAATTTTCATGTAGTTGTGTGTGTACTTCATTCAACATGCACCATCCATCATGTTACTCCCATATTCTAACCTTAGGTGAATTAAAAATCAAGTCACATGCGTATACCTTTATATCTGGGGTTAGTTTTTACTTCTTTACTTATCATTTCACTAAACTCACTGGTGCAATCGGTCCATTTTTGCCTAGCTTTTTTCGTCTCTTCGCTATGCATGTCAAGGTTCCATAATTCTTTCCATGCCCACCAGAGGTCTGAGCACTCTTCCGACTTCCTCTGTAAATGCGGTTCCCTATACATGGGAAACCTTGGGATTGCTATCTAATATTTAGAAAAATATGCATAAAAAAAAGACCTCCCGAAGGAGGTCTTGTCACGATTTAAAATTATTCATTATCTTGTTTGTAAAGGTCTTCTAGTCTTTCTCTAGAGAGATCAACATACATCACTTCTTCACCTGCTTGTGGTGCCTCAGGATGTTTTTGCTTCGCTACTTTGGGTTTCATATTAATTGACATAATATTTGCCCACATCATTGCGAATGCAGCTCCACCAATAAGAGCAAAGCATACGCCATATACAAACAAGAGGTAGTGGTTCATTTTAAGATCCCATATGTTTAAAGTTTTCATATAGAATCCTAAAAGTTTTACCAACAGTAATCCTTAATAGGAAAGTAATCAGATATCCAATACCAAAACCTATGAATAAGGCGGTGAAAGTATGGATCATAATGCGTTTCCGCGTGGCAGAACTTCTTCAGGGAATACAAAGTTCTCATGTGGTTGGTCGGCAGGTGCCATCCAAGCACGAAGTCCTTCATTCAGAAGAA